TCCACAGCCCATGCTTCGACGCACAACATATAGTCGCCGAACTCGGCAACGGATAAGTCTGTGCTGGACATACCTAGATTGATAATCTCGCCATCTGGCATACGCAGTTCACGCACACCAATAAATCGACGCTTGAAGTACTCGTGCCAAGTGTCAGAGTCGAATCCTAATTGGTCACTTATATCGTGTACGATTGCCCAGTACCTGCGGTTTTGTAGGTTCCTGCGCTTTTCTTTCTCGGTCTGCAATGTCAGCAGCATAGGCTGACCAGTCAAAGCCTGCCTCATAGCCGAGAATGCCTGCTTCAGTCCTTCCGTCGAGTTCACTCGAAACTTTAGTGCCTCTTTCGATTCCGTTTTCACTTGCATACTTAACTTTGCAATCTCCAAATACAGACTTCACCTGATCCACAAATTCTGCCACCTTGGGCATTATCTGCCGATTCTTTCGCTGTACCTCGGTCTCCATCTGTTGTTCTCCCCGTAGAACTGGCCTTCGGGGTTAAAGAATAGCCCAACGCGACCTTCCCAGTCTCCGTGGCGGTTTTTGTCGCAGACTAGCAGTGCATCGACACCATCATCATCTTCGCCATTCTGGATTCGCTGTTCTTTCTTCTTGTTGCGCCACACCGAAAAGCATTGGTCTACCTGATCCGTAATCGAGCCGGAACCTTTGCTGTCATATTTCCCCGGCACTTGAGATTCGTCGGCCAGCTTGCGACTGTGGTGAACAATGTGGATATGAATGTTATGGTCTCTGGCGATAGAACACAGTGCATCAATCATCAGCTTCTGACCGTTGTAATCGTCTTCATTGCGAACAGTCTTCATGAGGCTGTCCACCACAAAGTGCTGAACACCTTTAACGTCAGCACAGTATTGAATGACCTTGAGTAGCTCTTTGCTATCTACCGTGCCCTGCTGATCGTATAGCCATAGTCGCCCAGCTAAGAAGTTATGGAAATCCTTGATGAATTTTTCCGTCGGGCCAGCAAAGCCTAGTGCCTGCTTGGTCATGCGCTTGAGTGTAGCAACTGGCTTCATCTCAAAGCTGGCGATGGCGACTATTCCGCCTTGGAAAACGATGTCCAGCATACAGTGGGAGGTAAGCATACTTTTTCCGTGGCCATTAATACCTACCCACAAGGAGCACTCGCCGGGGCGGAATCGGATGTGGTCGTGCGTCTTAGGCCAAGGCAATGTGTGTCCAGAAACGCTCTCAGGATTGGCAAACGCGTCTAGCACAACATCCATGTATTCATCTGCGGATCGGATAGCCAGCGCAGTTCTGGGTGGTTGATAGCCTTCTAGGTCTTTCGGTGTAATGAGCATTGTTCCTCCGTGTGAGCCTTCAGTCTGCCACAAAAAAAGTGTTGACACCGCAACTTTTTTGCGGAAGATACGGGTTGTGCATCCCGCACCCAAGGAGACGAAATGTTTGACGATATGAAGGACATGACCGCATCGGAGTGGGTAGAAGCAATCATCTTCACGCTGTTCGTATTGGTATCAGTTCCAGTCGTGTTCGCAATCGCGGAGCTGGCAATTGACTAATGGTCAAAAATTGAAGCAATGGCGCATTGAGCAAAATCTGTCGCCCAATCGTTTGGCATCGCTGTTATCAGGAATAACAAAAAAGCCTACCAGCAGACACACAGTCATGCGATGGGAAAAGCAAAAACGAATACCTTACACGCTTTACTCAAATGCAATTTACGAATTGACTGATGGTTTAGTTGACTTCTCACAAGAAGACAAACCTAGATTTAAATTCATCAAGGAACTGAAATGACACACGATCAGTGGTTGGAACAGCCCTACGTTAGTGCAGCAGATCGTCAGTCCAGCATGGAATTGATGATGGAAGAAATCTTTTATGGTTACGACAAGTTGGCAATGTTCAAGGAGTTCATGGAAGATGCAACCTACGATGACATCCTCGCGCAGTACATCGTTGAAAAGAAGTTTGCAGAAGCAGGGCGCTGTCTCTGGTCGGACTACATCGACTGGCTGTGGGAATGCGCCCAAACAGAAGCAGAGCATCGAATTCGGTTCCAATGAAGAGTACGAATACTGGTTGCAGGAAATGACACAAGGAGACTTTCGTGAGTAAGTATGCAGATCGCAGGAAGATTGACGTTTCGCAGCACATCGAGAAGAAGAATGGCTTGTCCTATCTTTCGTGGGCCTGGGCAGTAGATACGCTACTGTCTCAAGATGAGACGGCAGTTTGGGAATATGGCGAACCTATCCGCTTTGGCAATACGTTGATGGTGTCGGTGACTGTCCATGCCTTCGGAGTCTCTCGCAAGTGCTTGCTGCCAGTGATGAACCACCGCAACCAGGCTGTAGACAATCCTGACGCGTTCCAAGTCAATTCTGCTTATATGCGTTGTCTTGCAAAGGCTATCGCCATGCACGGGATTGGTCTGTATATCTACAATGGCGAAGACCTGCCTCCGAGCGACGATGCTCCTGCCAAACTCCAGCCAGAGGACGTAGCGCAGATTGAGAAGGTTGCGTCCAAGGCAAAGGTGGAAGTCAGCAAGATTTGCGAAGGCTACGGCGTTCAGTCTTTGTCAGACATTCCCGCAAGTCAGTACGGCAAGATCATCTCAAATCTGACCAAAAGGGTAGTGAATGCGGTTTCGGATAAGTGAGGGTGATTGCCTGTCGGAGCATGGAGTTATCTTCATGCACCAGCGTTACCGACAGTTACCAAAACATAGATTCGATGTTCAAACTCTCACCGGAGTATCCAACAGAGAATTTATTGAAATCGAAGTGCTGTTTGTTAAAGAGACAATGTACGGCAAAAGATATTCTGAACCACAAAAACTGTGGGCAGATTGGGTAACAGGAACACTCTACAAAAAGGATGGTAAATGCCTCAGTTCACCGCAACTACGCTTGATGACAAATTGACAAGCGACTTCCAAGACTACTCGACGTTCCTAATGACAGCGGAGAAGTCTCTAAAACAGTGTCATAACGATTTGCTCATGAATCGCAATCACATGGCTTTGGCAGAAGTTGACAAGACTCTTATTGTTGTTAATCGACTCAAGGACTGGCTGGAAAATGAGATTTCACGAACTGTTTGATCTGAAGCCCATTAAACACGCACCAATCAATCGAACCACTCACCTTCTAGATGACAAAGACGACAATTTCAAAAAGTATGATGGTTCGCTTCGGAAACAGATTCTTTGCTTGCTCCACGACGAAGGCCCAATGGCGACGTTTGAAGTTGCAGATGCACTCAAGTGCAACCCGCCAACAGCAAAGGCAGCACTAGCAGACCTTGCACAAAAAAATCTAATCCGTTCATTGCCAAAACGCGCAAAGAACATTCCTAGCATTTGGGAGAGAATATGAGTCAGTTTCTTGCAATCTATCTAATCGCCGGAGTGACAGTGGCTTATCTTGTTACTGCTGCCATCCTAGCGATCCAAGGCAATCCAAAACTAGCACTTGTGTTCTTCGGATATGCCATCTCAAACATTGGACTGATGCTGGCTACATGGTGAAATACGGATGCCATAATCGCGCACCTTTGCGGGACACCATTCTTGTTCAAGTAGGCTGGACGGAAGATGGCCGTCGAGAGATGCGCGAGTATCCGGTAACGATGACAAAAGACTGTCAATGGTCGAAGGAACATGATGATAAACGATGTGACGGATGTTCAGCAAGGTTCGGAAGAATGGAAGACATTGCGACTAGGGAAGATCACAGCATCTAGGGTTTCGCAGGTAATGGGTAAGTCAAGACAGAACTTCCTGGCTATCATCGCTGCTGAACGAATCTCCAAGCAGGCTGAGTCTTTTACTAATGCGGCGATGCAGTGGGGAGTTGATACAGAACCATTCGCTAGAGAGGCGTATGAGGCTCGCAATGGCGTTAAAGTGGTGCAGGTAGGGTTCTGCCTTCACCCGACGATTAAAGAGGCTGGAGCGAGTCCTGATGGCCTTGTAGGGGATGATGGGTTGATTGAGATTAAGTGTCCAAACACTTCAACTCATGTTGGCACACTAATCGATCAAAAAGCTCCGACGAAG